TCAATTGTTTCCATCTGATAATCATCTAATGATTTTTTGATTTCTTCTTCTGTCTTTGGTCTGCGAGAAACTACAAAACTAGCAAATGCTTTAAGGTAACCCGGTGGTAGGAAACCTAATTTAGGATTATAACCGATCACTCTTAAAGAACCCCATGCTTTATCATCATTAGGGTCTCTGAGAATATATCTGGCATCGATAGGATGCTCAGATATAAACCCATGTAATCTCTCCCAATATTTATCATTGGTATTGCTACTCATATTACCTATTTGCTCTTTTAGAAGCTTTAGTAAGTTTATTTTTTCTTTGTCTTTTTTTCTTGTAAGCTTTACCGAAATCTTTCTTAGGATTGTATGTAAGTTTTCTTGCTTTGATCATTGAGATTCTTAATAATCTTTCAAGCTCCTTATCATCATTTCTAAGACTATCTAATTCTTCTTGAGACAAGTCTTTAACTCCAGTTGTGAAGTGAACTAGTTTTTGTAAGTCTTCATCAGTCAGTTGTTCTTTTGGATCAACCACTTCTTCTTCATCTTCTTGAACGCCTTGAGCAGTGAGGATTTGAGTTCCGTCTTCAAGAGTAACTATTTCGGATTCTGGAGTAGTTTTAGTGTTATTATCTTCAATACCTTCAGGTAATTCTGGATTGAATAATGGTTTTTTTTGTTCCTCGTTATTTTCTTCGTTTGTCATTTATCATGATAGTAAAACTAATATTATTATTAATACAATAATACGAAAAATAAATACTAAGGTCAAGTAAAATAAAAAAAGGGAGTAAAAAAACCCCTTTTATTTCATAATGTCCAATCCTTACCTTTATCAGGATCATGTTTCCAAACATAGTGCTCACCTTCTTCTACAGGATAAAAATTACCACTCCGTATAATGATTTCATTTCTAAGTCTAATTTTTCTGCACCGTACTTGTATTCTATTTTGTTTTTTACTAATTCCATGATTTTTCTTTGTTTATGAAATATTAATTAATTATTTACTGTAATATTTCTAGTAATATTATCATGGATCACGGATATGTATCTATCTATTTCTCATAGTATTATTATTTTATTTTAAATTAATAAATATTTCATAACCAAGAACATCTAATAGTTTAGTCAATGTATCAATAGTTGGATTTGCTTTATTTTTTTCTATTGATCTTAATGTTCTTTCACTAATACCTGCAATTTCAGCTAAATCCTCTTGTTTTACTTTTAATTGCTTTCTTCTAAGTCGTATAAATCCTCCAACATCTGACCCTACAATAAATTGTATTTTTGACTTTTCTAATTTTTCTTCTAAAAGTCTATTTCTATATTCAATTTGCTGTTTTACTTTATCATTATATTTTTGAATGTTACTATCATAGGCTTTAGTGATCATAACGTTAAACAAATCATGACTCTCACCTAATAATTTACCTATCCAATATTTTTCTTTATCCACTAACTGTGTCCAATCAACAACATTCTCCAAAATAACGACATCTGGTATATAATTATCGTGTTTCAATTCACTAATCCATTCCATAACTAAAGGGTTATGTGAGTGACTTAAATGTGATTTCGCTCTTTTTATACCAACGGTTGACTTACCAATATATCTATATTCGTCAGTTCTTGGGTCTTTTAAACCATATATGATATTATCTTGCTCCGTCACTATTTTTAAATTTAGTTCCCAATTGTGGAATCGAACCACTGACTTATATTCATTATCTAGATTTGAATATAAATCCGATCTTAAACACCTGATGTTTCCATAACATTATTCATGATTCATGTTACTTTAACCAGATCGATTGGGGTTGTTTAGAGCTGAGGGATGGATTCGAACCACCGTCATCTGCATAGTTTCCACTACTTTAGCTTGCAATCTAAAATACCTTACTCCTACTCGAAAACCAGTATTGCGTACTAGGCTATAAGCCACTCTAGCACCTCGGCATGTTGAAATTAGCTAACTTCTGCTAATGTCTAATTATCTTCTTTTAATTTAATGTTTGTTTCTTATATATAAGAGGAAATATAGAAAAGGTTTCAATCTTCACCTAATTTTTTTAAATATTAGTCTTCATTATTGTAATATGAATGATATTCCTCATCATAACATTCAGGACAATACTTACTGTACTCCATTGATTCATTAGCACAGCCTTTTGACCTACATAGGATTGTTCCGTCTACATAGTTAACATCTTGTGCCTGACCAAGTTTTGATAATTCTTTAAGTGCTTCTTGTCTTTCACTATATACTTCAATTCCCATACTAGCGAGGGATTCCCATACTAGTGCATTCCAGTATCCAAAACTACCATTCATTACTTCTTCAATAGAAGTCCATTTAACCACGTGAGGTTCATCGGTTTCAATCTCACCATACCATTCTTTAACTAAATAGGTATATCCCATATAGTTACCACTATGCATGGAGAATATTAATTGTAAATCTTTTTCTCTCACGAAAAGACCAGTCTCTTCTTTTATTTCACGAACGATAGCGTGTTCCAACTTAAAATCACAATCGTCTTTCTTACCGCCAACCAAGCCAAAATCATTGTGATTGTCTTTACGACTAACAGCCAATAATTTACCTTCTTCATTCAGTATTACGGCTTGAACTGCATACTTTAATTTTTCTATTTGATCAATCATTTCGATTTTATTACTTTATCAGGGTCTACTTTGATTTTACTTTTCTTTAAAATCAATGTTTGTAATAATAATGTATGTGCAACAACACCACCAATAGGTTCATAACCTTCAACCATATAATGACATACATTAGCTTCTAAAATAGTAGGTGTTGTACCTTGAGCTATAACATATGGTTTTTTTTCTACTTTTATATTATCTACTTTACTCATATTTTTAATCTAGAGTTTTTATTCCTATTTCATGTAATTGATTCTTAAGCCAATATTTCATACGAATCTGATAGGCACTTTTTATTAGCTGTAATGACTGTTCAACAGAATTACCGATAACACTAATATTATCGTTAAGTACTTTACATACATATGCATCATCAAATAATTTCATCATCGGATCATTAGTAGATTCAATATCAACATATGATGTGGTAACTATGATAACTCCAGCGTTAGTTTCTATTGTATGTAGCTCTTTCATATCCATTAGCTTATAGGTGTTTCAATTAATATTTTTTCCAACTCAACCCACATTCTACTTGCTTCATAATGACTTTGATCATAGAGTTCATTTTTGAAACCTTCAAATTCATTAGCATACATTTCAGCCATATGAGGTTTTTTCAATAAAGAATTTCTAAGATTAGCAATACGATCAGCTAATTTAACAATGATAGCATCTTTGTTTGCTCTAATCTTTGGATATGTCTTAGCTTTACGTTCTTTCCTGTTACGTCCTAGCTCATCTGAGACACTATAAACTATCTCGGCAACATCGACACCAAACAAATCTTTAATGTCGTTATATGATGCATCACCGTCTTCTAAAACATCATGAAGATAACCACTGATAATATATTTATCCTCAGTAAACTCAAATTCTTTAAGAACATCAACAACTTGTTCCAAGTGATAATAATACGGATATCCATCATATGTTTGATTTCCATGCTTACTAATCGCAAAATATGCTGTTTCTTTTACTTTAGTTATTCTTTTCATGATCTTTTATTTTTTGATTCAAGTAAATCTTCTAAACTTCCTGCCTCCCTAATCATAATTAATATAATTCTAATTAGGTAAAACACTCCGTATGGTATGTATAGCCAAGCGGTGGCTGCATCTTCTCCGTTCGTAAGAAATAGTTCTGTAATAACAATAGCTGTTATTGCAAATATTGTTAAACGATCTAAAAAGAAGTTGGATTTATTTTCCTTTCTTATTGGGACGTGTTCTAAATCCGTATTTGTCATCGAATCCATGTTGATTAACTTTTTGTTTTTCATTCATTTTAGTTTCTGGAGCATTATCACCACTTGCAAGCACTCCTGATATGTACATTTGAATTTCTTGGAATGCAGTGTATGGATCATATACTTTCACAAAATCATAGTCTTTCAATATTGGATTAACTATCATTTTGGGATTATAAAAGTGATCTCTACATTTAACAACAAACACTGGAGAATTATATTCTCTATGTAAATCGGTTGTATCTAATTTTTCAATATCATTCCAAGAATTAATAAAATTAGATTTTTCTTTTTTATCCAATTTAAATTTAGACCATTTATTTGTGAATTCTTTATCATCTACTTTAGTAAGAGCATCAATTACCTCATTAACATCACTAAATGATACCTCATGATCTTCACCATCTTCCTTACCGTTATTATCAGAACCCAATACATTTCTAAATGTAAAACTAATATAGTTTTTACCACAAAAACTAATAACATGAAATCCAATATCCCTATAAATGCTAGTAAAACTATGTGTATGTTTGTAGAATCTATCCATAATAAAATCCACTATTTTAGGGTTTTTACTACTTGATTTAGCCCAATAACCAGTCTCTAGTTTTATTTTCTTTTCTTCACGATTATAAATAATAGATTTATCGATGCCTAGTCCAATGGCAGAATCATAATAGTCTCTATGTTTTGATATGATTAACATCTCTTGTAAATATAATAATTAATTTATTAATAATACGTTTATTTCAATAATTTGTTACAAATAAAAAAGGGTCTCGAAAGACCCTTCTAAAGTTATTATTGTATTAAAGCAAATTCTTTTAAACCTTCTACACGATAAGCATTTTGTTCTGCTTTTTCTTGTGCATCAAATTTATCAATTGCCTTAATGTGAACTACCCACCCACGCCAAAGGCGATGATTGGGCTTTTAAGAACGACCTATGAAAACAATTAAGTTAACATCTTTCGGCACATTATCGGCTGACAGACCAATGTACAGGAACTCTTTATGTTCGGAGCGTGTCCCTACGCTTCCATTGTCAAATACAAATATACAAAAAATATTGAAACAAAATGTAAGTCAGAAAATGAGTGTCGCTTACATCCCACCGAGCCTTCGGCATCAATGGGTTTTACACTCCGTTTTATAAATCATGAGCGAGAAACAGGATTCGAACCTGCGACCCTCTGTTTGGTAAACAGATGCTCTGACCGACTGAGCTATCCTCGCATGTTTTTATTTTACACTTTCGAAATCACCGTATTTCAAAATGGTTTGTCTAGAAAAGCCAAGCTCTCTAATTGCTTTCGCAATGTTCTTATCTTTCTTAGTAAAATTCATGATCTTCTTTTTATCTGCATCACCTAATTGATTATGATGAGTAAACTCAATCATTCCATCTAAACCTGCTATTTTAGTGTGATAAGCAATACTACCCTTAGAGCAGTTTAACACAACTTGAATCTCCTTATATGATTTACCTTGTTTCCGTAAATTCAATATATCTTCTTTAATACCTCTACGTTGTTTGCTATGTAGAACGTTTTTATACTTTCCTTTTTTATATTCAGCCATCTTATTTTAAATTTAATTTTAAACCGTAATCATCAATTATTTTAATCAATGCCTCAGCATTACCTTTTGCATCATCAACAGGATGATGTGTATGTTTTGTATTACGTAAATGTTTCCATCTAGCACGACCATCTTTCATTAAACCAGCATACATATCACCTATTCTTCTACTTGACCATCCAAATGGGTTTTTTATCCCATATTTATCAAAATAACAAGTAATCCACATAGCATCATAACCATTGTTATCACTCACAAGTACTGGTCTACCATCTTTATTGTTTTCCAATACCCATTCATTAAATGCAATCATAGTTATTTCAGGATCATGAAAAGCTAAATGATCTTCTCTAGATATATTCGAAATTGCTAATGCTTGTGGATTCCAATATTCTGATATTGGAGCAGTTTCACCATAAAATGTCTTATCTAACTCTCTAGTTACTTTAACAGCACCCAAACAAACCATTGAACCTGTCATTGGTGATGGAGCATCACCTTCTATGTCTACAATAAATATACTCATACTTTATAATACGCTTTATTAGAAAAAAGGTTACAATAAATTTAATCCATCGACATTTTCATGATATGTATTTGCTGGATCATCAAAGGATTGTGGTATAGATACTTCTGCTGCTAAATGAAAAATATAATCATATGAATTGTATCTTTACATGTTGGATATTGTGTACTAATTCCTCATGAAATGATAAACGAGTATTATCCCAAACCGAAGATAAATTATCAAGGCTACCCGTAGATAGATTATCAATTACCCTAACACTTTTTGGATTAAGTAATAATAGTTTTTCAACCAAATGACTACCTATAAAACCAGCACCACCAGTTACTAATATTCTGCTATTTTCAATAGTTTTAGACATATATTATTAATGTTTAATGAAAAAATTGAGCGAGAAGTGGGATTCGAACCCACGACCCTCTGTTTGGTAAACAGATGCTCTGACCGACTGAGCTATTCTCGCATTGATTAATTGTACTTTTTTAATTGTTTAGTATTCTATTTATTTGCTGTAAGGGCAGGATTCGAACCTACAAGATGCGATTAGCTAAAGGACAAATCTCTTTCAAAATTAGGTGGTCAATCCACTATCCTTAGTTTATCTCTTATCATCGCCCACGAGACAGGTGGGTATGTTTGCCAATTCCATCACCTTACAATTTGTGATAACAGTAGGATTCGAACCTACGGAATTTCATTGGGAACAACATCTCGTCTATTTACCTTTGAAAAAGTTGCACCCTGACCCACACCAACTAGTATTTATGCCGTCACGTTACCTTTTGAACCCCCGATGAGACTCGAACTCATATCCCAACATCCGTAGTGTCGCATTCTATCCAATTAAACTACAGGGGCATGTCTATTTTTTATTTAATCAAATTTTATTTTCATATATGATATTTAAATTTTTTGCAGAGAGGATGGGGTTCGAACCCACGCACCGCTTTGACACGATCTAACTGTTTAGCAAACAGCCCTCTTAACCACTTGAGTACCTCTCTATATATTATCCAACTCAACTTTTACTTTTTTCCACCAACTAAATTGATGTTTTAAGTCTAGATCAATATCATATTTATCCATAAATTCTAATATTTCATCTACTACAATATGAGAATTTTTAATTGCTATTATAGTACAAAGAATTTCATTACCACAATCAGTATCTTCATCCATTAGAATCATTCTATTTCGATTAACTAAATCCTCGGCTTTTTCTTTATATGTCATACAAATATTATTTAATTTTCTAATTTTTTAATAACATTTTTCAGTCCTTCTACATGATCATTAGTTAAAATGATTTCATCAAAATTACCAAATCTTGATTTATATCCAAAAATATATCTTACACCTGAAATAATTCTTTTCCAAAATGTTTTATTAGTAGTTAAATGAACTTGAGCAAATACCTCCTTATCATCGTCATTATCAAACCACATAAATATAATTTGATGTTCAACTGAACCACAATCACAGATAATTAATTCTTTATTTAAATCCATATATTATTTAATTTTTGTCTTTACGATTTGGTAATGATTTATACCAATTACTATCCTTACCTCTATTAGTACCATAATTAACCTCTCTTCTTTTAGAAAGTGATTTTCTAACCTCGGTTGGTTTTTTTATTGTAATACTTAAATCAGCATCTTCGTTATACGTTATCATAATGTAATGATAGTATAATTATTTTTAATATCAAAATTTTTTTATTAAAAGAGTTGGCGAGATCAGATTCGAACTGAAAGACTAAATATTAATAAAAATATTAAGAGGACGGGGTGGGATTCGAACCCACGATGGAGCAATGCTCACCAGATTAACAGTCTGGACTTTTCGACCAACTAAAGCAACCCGTCCCTATTATACTCACTCTTCCAAGCTTTTTGTTTCATTTCATTATTCATAATGTAAATATAATATAAAAATCAAATAAACTATTTTTGTACTCCTGCATGGAATCGAACCATGTTAGTAACGATATAAGCGTTACGCCTTAACCAGTAGACGACAGGAGCATATTAAAATTAATATACTATTTATAATAAATATTAATTTTATGAAAAAATCTACAAAAGAACTATTATTTGAAAGAATGCATAAAATAGGTGGCATGCCACTAAATGAAGTAGATGATATAACACTACAACAAAACTCAAATCAAATGGATAGTAGAGTAAAGAATTCATTTAGTAACATAGAAAATGAATTAATTACCATTAAACCTAAAGGAAATCAAAATATTAATCCGATAGAAGTTAATCCTGAAGTTAGTGTTGTCAGTAACGTTCGTGATAATAAATATTCATATCAATTGAGATTAAAAATAGATAATTTAATTCAGGTAGATTTATATGAAGGAATAAAACCTGAAAATATTATTTACTTTAATAATTCAATCAATAAGTTACATCTTCAATAATGATATGTTTGATGTAATATTAGAATTTGTTTCAACAGCAAATAATTATGTAAACCTCGATTTTAATATTAGAGACTTTGTTATTAAAGAATTAAAACAACATTTAAGTTAAATTAAAAAATAGTGTCCAGCAAATAGTGATTTAAGTCACTAACCATACGTGCACGTATGTCCTTTTTATTCACATCCTAATTATTGATGCGTGACACATATTAGAAGAGGGTGTAGGATTTGAACCCACGGTACGCTTTAACACGATACGCCTGTTTTCAAAACAGGTACAATAAACCACTCTGTCAACCCTCCATGATGGGATCGCTATTTTTATAGTAGATGCTCTCCCACGAACTACTTTGTGGAAATGGTCGGGTTCGAACCGACTACCACTGCCTCTTCAGGGCAGCACTCTACCAAATGAGTTACACTTCCAAATTGGGGCGTGTGTGATCTAGAAGATGCACACAACGTTACCTGACTATTATTACTTTCGTCAACCCAATTAATTTTTTATTGTTCTACCATAGAACCAATTTTTAGGTAGAATCTCATATTTTTTTATTTTTTTATTATCAATGCCATTTGTAATCCATTTACTTTCGTATTGTGAATTTTTTATACCTATACAAGTATTTTTTTTTCTATTACTCATGATTTTTTTTGTCAAGTCACTATGTTTTTTATCTTTAAAACCATTACTTACTTTACGTAAACCATTTTTAACATCTTCATTATACTTATCAATACCATTATTTTTTTTTCTTATATCAAGAAATTGTTTTCTGAAAATAAAGTCTTCTTGTAGTCTTTTCTTTAACGATTGACCACCTTTTTTTGCTGCATCTAAGTGGTTTTTCTTATTTTTATGTGTATAACCACCTTGACCACCAACCATTAGATTCATACACTCTTCTTTAGCTATTTCATTTAGATTTATTAATTCTTTTTCTTTATTGATTAATTCTTGGCGACTTGAAAAAAATTGTAATATTTCAATCGTATGGTTTTCTTTACCATATTTATTGATTGAATATCTTAATCTTTTACCTGAACCATGATAACCATCATTTAAATTATCAGTACTATGCATTCCATAGTAATATTTTCCACTTAAATTATTTGTTGTTTTATACAAATAATGATATTTTTTTTGTTTTCTTGGCATATCTATATGATTTATACATATAAATACCCAAGAGGTACAAAAACGACCATCCAGTACCCCTAGTAGGATTCGAACCTACAACGTTTCTATGTGTTCCACTGGGTCTAAGCCAGCAAGCTTTACCGATTTGCTCATAGGGGCATTATTTATAATTCTGCTAACTGCTTCTTAGCATCCTTAATTTTATTCATGTACTACAATACATAATTCTTTAGTTTCAGGATCGATAAATATTTTTACTATTGGTTTATCAATTCTGAAACTATTTTCTTCATCAAATTCACCCTTTTCACTTACAACTACTTCATAGTCATCAAATTCTTTAGGTAAACAATCTAAGTATTTTTTATATTCTTTTATTTTCATAGTGCAATATATATTATTTATTTTAAAAATCAAAGAGCGAGTAGTCGGGATTCGAACCCACAAGACCTTTCGATCCACACTTTCTAAGAGTGCTACGGTTGCCAATTTCATCACTTGGGCATTTTTCTTCCTAATTTCCAACCATTAGGAATATTATCTTCTTTATTTATTTTTTTACTTTCAACACCGTTTGTTATCCAACAAGTATTATACTGACTATTATTTTCTTTCGTAAATTTACCTTTTTTTGATTCACTCATTTTACTAATGGATTCATCACTATGTTTTTTACCAGTCCAATCACATCTTTTTTTAAAAAATTTACTTTCAGTACCGTGTTTTAAAAAAGTAGATTTTCCACCTTTAGATGTCCAAGAGGTACAAAAACGACCAGAGCGAGCGAGTAGACGGGATCGAACCGACTCTATTCCCACTTGGAAGGAGGGCGCACCACCATTTATGCGTTACTCGCTTATTATTGAAGGGGATACGGGATTCGAACCCATACCAAAAATTTAGAAGATTTTTATGCATCCCTTACACCAATCCCCCTTGTTATGTTCCATATCATATAGATCAGGATAAACCTGACTTCCATGCGTTGAAACATCATTGTACTGCAGGTTGGATTTGAACCAACGTTGTGCTTTCGCACACAGCTTATCAGGCTGTTTCCTGTAACCACTCGGATACTGCAGTGTATTATAGAGTGAGCGACTGGATTCGAACCAGCATAGGGAGGGTTGCAGCCAACCACCTTACCAAATCGGACACGCTCACTTGTAATTATTAAAAACTTTTACCTTCTTTATATCTTAATCTTCTAGTTACTCTCCCATTACCAATATTCAACGATTTATAGTTTGATGTTAATGAATGGCAATTAGGACATATTAATTCTAAATTTATTAATGAGTTGTTTTTACTATTACCATCAATATGGTTTAACTCTATAGGTACATTACCAGTAACTGGATGCACTTTATCCCAATTACATTTCATACATTTAGCACCATGTAGATGAATTAGATATTTTTTCCACCATCTTCTTATAGTACCTTCGGTTGCATCTATTTTACCTTCTAATAATAGTTTAAATTTTTCTTTCCGATAAAAACTATTTTGACAACTGCTATTACAAAATTTATTGGTTGTTAGACCACCACAATCTAAACAAAATTTAGATTTTTTATTATGATAATTTTCTTTTCTTTTTTTCTTAGAATACATAATACAAATATAATAAAATAATTTTTATGAGCTAAGTGGGAGATTCGAACTCCCGTCTCAAGATTACAAATCTAGCATTTTACCGATTAAACTAACCTAGCTTATATCCAACATGTCAATGAACTCTTAGTAATTTTATGAGTAAAGTATCACTTTTTGATACAAATTGCATATTTTTACTAACATTTGATCCGAAGAAGGGAGTTGAACCCTTAATCTCTCCCCTACCAAGGGAGTGCATTACCAATTTTGCTACTTCGGCACTACTACAAAATGCTTTTCACTTAAAACCATTTCATCTGTCATTCTAACTTGCATTCTTCTATCAAGTTCTACTTCTTCATCTTCTAATCTCCACCATGCAAAATCTTCATTTTCTAATTTCACATATTGTTTACTATCTTCTCTACCTTTCAAATATCTCTTACTACCCTTTTTCAACATTTCATTAAAATTTAAGTAAAAAAAAACCCGAATCATTTCTGAATCGGGTTTCTAGTTTTGTTTAAGTTAGTATACTTTTCAGTATCCTATATCTTTTTTATTAACCATCAACCCGATTATACAGCCACGTCTAAAATTAAACGTACTAATTCCATTCCCACATATATTCGATGTGAGTGAGGAAATCAGATTAATATTTGTTAATAATGCTTTCATTTTCTTTTTATTATCAGTAGAGTATTTTGCTCTGTTATCTTTAAATACGTTACAAATGTAAAAAAGGTTTCTTTACCATGCAAATATTTTAAAGTTTTTTTATCATTTGAGTCGTTGTGATTCCCTTTCATTTCAATATAATTAACAACAACTCACTTGGAGTGATAACGCAGATGATGTTGTATTTCCCATTCTACTTGATTGCGAAATTGATCGTTATTAATATCCTGCTTCCATGATGAATCCCAATCATCTCTTCTTGGATTAAAGATATTACCTTCAATATCTTTCAATTCTTCTTCAACTCTTTTTTGCCAATCAATAGCTTTACCCATTTCAATTGAACCAGCAAGAAAAATTGAATTCTCAAATGAGCATTCATTTAATGGTTTAGGTGGTTTATTTACTATCATATTTCTTGATCATAAGTGTCTTGAGGTAATATGTATTCTTTTTCACTGATAGGTGAAATGCCGAAGTATTCAGCAACCCATAACCAATCTTCCTCAGCATCAAAACCAGCTTTATCTTCAAAAAGCACATTGAAATATGGTTTATCTCTATAATATCCATATGCATTATTCTCTACATTTGGATTCTTATTAATCATTTCGAAATGAATATTATATGAAGCAAAAAATTTTATATATTTTCTAATTTCTTTAACATACGAACAGGTATATAGTGATATACTAATGTTTTTTCTCTCACTTAGGTATTGTAATACCTCTTTGGCATACGGATAAAATTTCAATTCTTCCTCATTATTATAATCAGGATAGAGAATTGTTTCGTGAATATCGAAGAAATAAAATACTTTATTCCAACCACGCTCAATTGCTCTCTTTTCTGTTTTCACTATGGATTTAATTATACTTGGTTTCATTTTAGTATTGGTTTTAAATCTTCTTCATCCCATGATATCCAGCCAGTATTTTCACATGGTTGGAGATGTGGTTTACCTGTGCTAGTATCTCTTTTTTGGTAAGAACCTTAGTTTCCCAATTATTATCTTGGCATTTAAATATTATTTTTTCACTCATTGTTTTTAATTAAAGATAATACTTCAAGTAATCCAGTTTCCAAAGCTTCTTCGTATGTTGAAAAATATTCACCTGAAACATTTTTATATGGTGGTAAATCACTATCTCTTTCTGAAATAACAGTTATTGTTTTAAATGTCCAAGAAGCAGTAACAGTAGGTATAATACAAATATATATTCCGTGTTTTTCTCTCAACCACTTGTGCAGTACAGACTGAGTAGGCATATTCAATGGGACTTTCTCATTATCTATTACTACCCACTCAAAAGGGTAATTTTTTTTTTCAGCAAGATTAGCTGTTTCAAATGTAATTAATTCGTCTTTCATAATAATTTACTTAACGCTTTGCTAATCAACGGTGCAACAGTGACTTGTTTTAATATTCCTATACTGCTATTAATGTTATATGCATTCTTTTGTTCCAATGTATCAGTCACAATAATTTCATTAATACCGTTGGTATCAACAAGTTTTTCATAACCTCCATTAGAAAATAACCCATGAGTCGCAACCACTCTAATTGAATTAGCACCTGAATCATATAATAATTCAATACTCTTAGCAATAGTACCACCAGTGTCGATCATATCATCAATGATGAATACATCTTGGTCATCAACGTTACCAATTAGAGTCATATCTGCAATTTCATTAGGTTTTAATCGCTCTTTATTTAAAAATGCCATCGGTAACTCTAATTTCTTAGCATAGTCTTTAACTCGTTTCATTCCACCCATATCTGGTGATACTAATATTGGGTTTTTAATACCACCTCGTATTTTTGATTTAAGATGAAATGATAACATATCAACTGTTGTTATATTATCCACTGGTATGTTATAAAACCCTTCAATTGCTGTGGTATGCATATCAACAGTGATCAATCTATCCAGTCCAGCAGTTTGCAACATATTTGCATATAATTTAGCTGATATAGTCGTTCTCTTACCCTCTGGTCGTCTTTCTTGACGTGAATGAGGTAAGCATGGCACAACAGCAATAATCTCCTTAGCAGAAGCTCTACGAGCTGCATCAATAGTCATTAACAATTCGAAGTTATCTTCATAATCTCTTGGTTGAGCAATGATGGCAACCGTTTTATTTCTAACTGAATCATCAAGAGTTACACTGATTTCCTGATTAGCGAATCTTGTTTTGTGACAAAATACTCTATTGAATTCATTTGGAATATCAATTCGGCTATTGTTATTTTCAATTTGTTTAGTTAGTTCTTGACTATTCGACTGACTTATTAAATATATCATATCTATTCTTCGTTATCACTTTCTGGCTCTTCGTCTTCATTGGTTTTCTCAATGATCACTGTGATTTTGTAATCAGCATCAGCCACTGTATGTTTAAGTTCTATTTTTGTATTCTTAAGTGTTTCACCAGTTGAAATCCAATTCATTTTAACACCCTCAGTAATAAATTTTTCAAGAAATTTTCTCACCTTAATGTGATAATTGAAATATCCAAGGTTATCACCTTTTTCAATATTTAACTCTAATGTCTTCTTAGATTTCATTATTTTTCAACTTTAAATCCAGATAAGACATCGGCATTCGGTACAATAAACCATTTCTTACGTCTAGTATCGGGCATCTTAAAATACTCAAACTCCTTTTCAGAAAATGCGTATCCTGCTGCAGCAAATATACCATTATCAACGACACAAACCAAATTTTCTTTGAATTCACTATCACTTGTTTGTGTTGCACCATTATCCAGAAGACCTTGACATTTCTCATCGAATGATGTTCCTAATACTTGACTGTTAATTTTATTAATATAATATCCCATCTTTTTATTTTAAATTGAATCTATAGGTAATGCTACTTTAGCAATTGAACTGTCTTGTTTAATCAACCAGTGGTTTTCATATGCTCTATATTCTGTTGCTTCAAAAACATATATGCAATAACCATACTTTTCTAGTTTAGATATATCCTCTTTACTAAACCAAGTGAAGAGATCATTAAGTTTATCAACAGTTGACAACCAGCCTTTTACTTCTTCATTATACGGCATTTCTAACTTATTGTTACTACAAAAGTCAAATTTATTATGGATTAATCCAGTGAACTACCCACACACTAAAAAGATGTGTGGGCTTCGTTTTCAACGTATATCCTAATGGATTGCGTTAGCGAAAGCAGGCTTGTCCCTAAGCCCAAAATTCTTAATATTGATTGCAGCATTAATATCCCTGTCGAGTTCAAAACTACATTTATAACAACTATATGTCCTATCGGAAAGATTCAAGTCTTTCTTTATAGTTCCACAGTTAGAGCAAACTTTCGAGCTGGGTTCAAATCTTCCAATGGTCAGTAAGTTTTTACCATACCATTCTGATTTGTATTCAAGCATCGTTCTTAATTCACGCCAACCCATATCGGAAATAGCTTTTGCAAGGCAATGGTTCTTTACCATATTACTTACAGCTAAATCTTCCAATACAATTGTATCATAATTATCGACTAAATATTTTGATAGTTTGTGCAACTGGTCTTTCCTTTGGTTACGGATTTTCTCGTGCAACAATGCTACTACCAACTTTTGTTTCTGTCTATTTATTGAGCCTTTTTGTTTTCTTGCAAGACTTCTTTGCTCAATTCTTAATCTCTTTTGTTGTGATTTGTAATGGTTTTTATTCTCAAACACCTCGCCATCGGATGTAATCGCTAAATCTTTAATTCCAAAATCTACACCAACACTTGTATTAAATTCTATTGGCTTTTGTTTTACCACATCATCGGTATCAACAAGAACAGATATGTAATATTTGTTAGTTACATCTTTTGAAAGCGTAACAGTTTTAGGAGTTCCTTTAAATTCCCTATGGAAATCAACTGATACATATTTGAGTTTTGGCAGTTCGATAACATTATCCTCAAAAGAAATCTTATAGCCTTGCGGAAACGCCAAAGATTGTTTTGAATACCTGTTCTTAAATTTAGGAAACTGACCCTTACCCTTAAAAAAGTTTTGATATGCAGTATCTAAATTCATTAAAACCGTCTGTAATGATTGACTTGGACATTCTTTTATGAAGTCAAATTCTTTCTTTAAATCAGGTAACTGCTTAATCAAATCATACTTTGATATTGATTTTTTACGTTGTGTGTAAGCTTCTGTTTTAGTTTCAAGCCCTAAATTATAGACAAGTCTGGAAACCCCAAAGTACCGTTGTAATTGGTTTTTTTGAAGTTCCGTAGGGAATATCCTGCATTTAAAAGCCTTCATCATTGATGCAAATATACTAAATTTATTTAAACTACAATATTTGTATAAGTATTAATACCTCCTTTTGTAAATAGTTCCGTCCGTTTGTAAAAACCATTTACAAAAGGCTACATTATGCAAAACAACTACATCAGTACAAATCATTCAAAACATTATCTTAAAGCACACATTATTTTAGTTTGTAAGTACCGTAAAAAACTACTCGTTAATCAGCTAAAAGTAGATATGTACAACAATTTCAATAGTATCATAGACAGTTCAGATTTCACGGTAGAGGTATTTCAAAGTGACCAAGACCATATACATTTCTTAATCCGTTACATTCCACGTCTTTCAATTTCACAAATAGTTCGTAGGTTAAAACAAGAATCCACAAGGTTAATATGGCAACAACATTCTATATCTTTGTCAAAAGAGTTTTGGCGTAAATGCACCTTTTGGTCAAGTGGTTATTTCGTCTGTTCAATTGGCGAGGCTAGTCCAGATACCATTAGGCAGTACATACTTTCCCAAGGTTAGTGTGTCGCTTACATCTCACACACGCCGAAAAAGCGATGAGTGAGTTTTACGCTCCTTTTATAAATTCACCATTATAGTCATACCACAAGCCTTGTAGGGTATCTAAATTACAAACTCTATAAAATATTTTAGTTTTCATGTTACATTAGGTTAAAAAAAAGGTGGTATTATACCACCACCTTTTCA